CGTGGTTCCTCACATATGGGTTTGAGATGAAGCTTGAGAGCACCGCTACTACGTTTGAGCATATTGAGTTTTGCCAAATGCAGCCAGTGATGACGTGCGCATCAACGGATAGTTGGGTCATGGTTCGGCAGCCCGTTTCCGCATTTGGCAAGGACGCTATGTCCTTGGCCGTTAACACGGAGCTTGGTTTCAGACAATGGTCTTATCAGGTTGGTGTTGGTGGTCACGCTTTGTATGGGGACATGCCAATTTACTGTGAGTTGTATGAAGCTTATCGCAGAAATGGCATACCCAGCAATATCTCATCAAGCTATGTAGTCTCAGATTCAGGATTCATAAGACTTACTAAGGTGCCACGAATTCGTGGAAACACACCTGTGCCCGTAACGGATGACGTTAGGCTGAGCTTTTACTCAGCATTCGGATATCCGCCATCTGTGCAGATTGCTATGGAGAGGGAGCTCCGAGCCATGGATTATGCCGGTCTTGTGAGACTGGGCAACAATATATCTGTGGGTTGGGGCCTTTCCACATTGTGATTTGTCCACTCTGGGATTGTACATATATACATACAACACAACCCCACCCCAGGGACTTACACCCTTTATCAAGTAAGAACATTGTATATAAAACAACATGACCAAGAATGGTAAGCGTAGTGCTGCCATGGCCGGCAGTAATTCTGCCCCCATGGCTCAGGACAATTTGGCCAAGAAGATGGATGCGCTACTTAAGCGCCTTCCTAAAGGCACCTTTGCCAAGGCTGGAGGTGCCATTGGGTCGCTTGCTGGCCCCAAGGGGTCAGCAATGGGTGGTGTTCTTGGTTCAGGGTTGGCCGCTATCACCGGTTACGGTGATTACCAGGTCAATTCCAATACCATTAGCACCATTGGCACATCTGTGGACTCTGTACCTCAGTTTGTGCGCAATGATCATAGTGTACGTGTTCGTCACCGAGAATTTGTTCGTGACCTTGTAGTCCCGGCTGTTCCGGCAGCTTTTACGAACTCTAGCACTCCCATTAATCCATCCAATTCCGCTTTGTTTCCTTGGCTTGCATCACTGGCTAAGCAGTATCAGACTTATAAGTTTCATGGCATGGTCGTTGAATACAAAACGATGTCATCTGATTACGCTGCCAGTGGCCCTCTCGGCACTGTGGTCATTGCCACAAATTATAATGTCAATGATCCCAGTTATGCAAACAAGGTTAGCATGGAGAATTCTGAGTTTGCGGTGTCTTGCAAACCTTCAATGAGCATTGTTCATGCCATTGAATGTGACCCCAAACTCAGGGTAACCGACTTTCTTTATGTTAGAGATGCTGCGTCTTCCAGCGTTTCTGACAACCGCCTCTTTGATCTTGGTAGTTTGCAAATTGCTACTTCCGGGCTTCCTGGCTCCGCAGGTGTCACACTTGGTGAAGTGTGGGTTTCGTATGACATTGAGTTTGCGAAACCCATCATTCCGTATTCCGCTGATGTTAACGCGAATGTGCTTGTTTCACAATCTGATGGCTCTACCGCTGTAAATAGCAACGGTAATGTTCAGACGGTTAGTGTTGTACTTCCATACGTTACTACATCAGGGACGGTCACCAACAGCCTGTGGGCCATCCCGGATTCGTTTACATTCACCAATGATCTTTGGGGTCCCGGCAAGCCTGTGTATTTTGACGGTGACAGGATTACTTTGCAGAGACCAGGCATCTATCGAATCCGGTATATTGCTACTTTGAGGGGCAATATTACTGGTGGAGACAAGGTGTGTGGTCCTGTTACAGGTTATACTGACAACGCTCCCACGCCTGCCGGGTCACCCGCTTTCACCAAATTGTTTGGGTACTCTTTCCTTCATCAGTTGCTTTACAACTCTACTGCTGCTGGGAAGGGCACGGGCTACTTCGAGAACACTTTTATTGTTACCAGCGCCGACACTGATAATTATATTATTGTGCCGCCGCCTACGTTTGCTGCTCAGCCAGGTGGCCAGAGCAACCATAACGTCAGCATTGACATTGCTTGGTATGATACGAAGGTTACTCCAGCTAGCCCTTAAGTCGGCGGTTGATTGTCACGTTTGTCATTTTGTCGTGTTGGCTCATTGAACAAGAGCCTAGGGTTGTTCACCCAAAATAATCTAGTGCACCGCATAATGGCGCATGTGTAGGGATTCGTCACCCCATACTGGCCACATTGATGTCACTAGGCCAGGGTAGATTGTCGCCGTTTGTCGTTCGTCTTTTGCGTTAGTGGATTTAGGTTTTCACAGCTCGAGACGATTGCAAATGGGGGCCGCCTTTTCCCTCGTTTTAGTGCTCCATTCTTGTGGTTGAACACAGCATGTGTTGCTCTAATACAAAAACAAAACAAAATATTTAGTTCCAGCGCTGGTTAGCGTTAGTACCTGTTGTGTCAGGTAAGCCAAGGTCTGGCATTGGTTGCATAACCTTAAGTCTGGGGGGGCTAAACTCCAGATGTAGCATACCACCAGGGAATTCCCGAAAGAATTGTCTACGACAATTACAACTCCCA